AATCTTCTATTACCTTTCTCACCACTGGCTTTAACGGGTTGAAAGGTCAAGATGTTTGGCTGGTGTATTGCTACTTGTTCCTGTACGAGTTTCGAGATTGTTGCCAGAATTCTGAATTGAATTCCGAAACCAGTTATTGTGTTATAGTCTCCACCCCTGACTTTAAATGCTATACTATATGCTTTTTCATCACGGTTTCCTTCTGGACTAAAAGTAACTTGATATTTGACGTGAACATTTTTTTGTTCATCATCGACATCAATTATAAAACTGCCTTCTGATTCTTGGTGAAATGGGTAGGTTGGTATGCGAGAATCCGCACCAGTTACGATTTCTCGTAATACATGTTGGGTTTCCTCGTTTACTATATCTTTGATATTCATGATAAAGATTTATCATAAATACTGCGAGGAAGATATAAGGTTTAATTAAAAATTCAGGTCTTCAAACGGATTCCAGCAAGCAATACTCCAATCCAGTTGTAGTTCTTTCCGTACTCTTTTCTTTTTCTTTCGGGGATAGTCCTTTGATTTTCGCCATTCGGCAAGAATAAGTTCTTTCCTTTCTTCCGATTGGGTCTTCATGTCTTCCATCATTGACATTCCCATCATCATATATGCACCAAGTACTGGATTCATAGTTGTAAAATTAATTAATATTTTCGACTTTATCAAGATAACTTAATTCTTTTCTAAATATACCGAAGTTCTGACCAATAAATTGTTTGTCTTTACTCGGTAAATCTTTGAAATCTGGATGATATTTCAACTCATGGAGTTTCTCACTTGTTGGTGTCAGAGACTTCATATGTTCTATCCATACTGGATTCAATATTTTATCCTGTTTCCTATCAATACTTCTTCTAAATACCTCGAAGTCTTTGAGGTTGACAACACCGATTTCCCAATCACCGCTTTCGAATACACTCATTGCTAATTGACCCTGACCTTCTCGTGTCCACTCGCAACTCGCCACAGCACCCCAATGGTTACTGAATCTATAAACGTTCTCTTTGTCATCAATGAAGTATTGTGAGTTACTTCTACTTGTGTGTTCATAAGTCACAATGTTTTTGTGTTTGAGTCTACCCCAAGTTTCATGTACGTTATCATGGTCGGCATCTTGGTCGATTGCCTTGAAATCTGCTTTCGTACATATTTGAAAGTTAGTACTGTCGATTTGTTTGTGAAGGTCTCGGTAGTGTATATATTTTATTTTGTAGAGACTCTGTAAGAATTCTCTCTGACCTCCAATGAATTTTCGTGGTATTCTCATACCAACTTATACGAAAGTCAATTAAATATGTTACAAAAAAATGAAGATAATTACATACCAGTTATCTGGTTAACAATCACTAATATTTTAAAGTCTCTTTGACTTAGACCTAATCTTCGTCTTAATTTGTTTGTTTTAATGAGTTCAGCCACGTGAGAGATAAGTGTGAATCCACCAAAACCCAAAATATAAAACAATCCAATTGCTTTATCAACTGTCCACATCCATTCGTTCTGACCGTAGGCACTCCCATTATAAATAATTCCAAAAATTGTAATAAGAATTAATGCTGGAAGAAAACTGTATCTGATGAAGGGTACACCGACTTTCTTCCATGCTTTTGTTATCCAAGGTAGTTTATATTTACGCATTTCTTTTTTAAAATACTCAAGTTCTTCTGCTGTGTAATCCATTACATAGGTGTCATCAAATTGTGGCATAGTCTTATATTTTAGGGATGTTTGATTTTATTTTTATTTTTCTTTCAATCACAATATAATCACCGTATTCGAAAACCATGTATGCAGGTATCATGTTTTTCTTAATGTATTGCATGTAGATATTGAACCTTCGCTTATCGTCTGCACGTTCTTCATCTTTCTCTGGCTTGAATCTCAGCGTATTGGGTTTGAATCTCGTGATGAAGTCATTGGTGATTTGCAGAATGGTTGCCATGACATTAAATATTTTACCTCTATTTGTAACGTCTTGGGGTGTACCACCAACTGTTCCGAATTGCATTTCCCAGACACCAGCATAGATATCAATGTTGTTTATAATGACAACATATTCATCTTCTTCGGTGTCGAAATTGTAATTAACTTCGTTGTAACTAACATCATCGAATTTGAATGGATAAGGAGTACTGCTACCTTCACCAGTCTCACTTATTGATTTCAACCTGTTACCAAACTGTGGAAAGTTGGCAACGGTAGTCATTATTTCTTCGTTGATTATATCTTTAATGCTCGGCATCTATGTGTTTTTAGATAAATACTTCGCAAATTCAATAATTATCTATTCAAACATAGTCTGGCATTACGTAATAACATCTGATAATTTTTGTTTTGTTGCACCATATCGGTTTCAATGATTTTATTAAGTACCAATCCCACACAATGATTTGGTTGTGATAATCCAATATATTTTGTTTTACCATGTCTGTAAATTCTACGACTTCCATCGTATTTTCTTGCAGAACGTTTATGTTTGACTTCTGACCACTCAACGAATTCCTTAAGATTCTTACACAAAACACCAACAACTTGTGGTTGGGGTACGTGTTTCAACATGAGTGTATTAATGAAGTTTTGAATGTCATGTAGACAATCGGTATTCCAGACTGTATTACCATGAGGTATGAAACAATACTGTCTCCAAGCAGCATACCATTCAATTCTTCCTAATTCATCACCACTTTTCTTATTCACAACCGCAATTACCATCGTCTTAGGTTTGAACCTCGTGATGATGAAATTCAAATATTTGGTTGAATGGGTTATATAAGGCAACCGTTGTTCTTTTTCTTGTTGTGTCATCATATTAATCTAATATCACCAATAACTGCAAGAATTCTGATTCCAATTACGGTATGAAAACCAAACTCACAATACGGCATTAACCCCATGAAGTCCTGAAAATCTTCTTCAGTGATTTTATTGGTTTCTACATAATATTCTTTTGGTGATAATTCACTTAAGTCAGCACGTAAGCAGTCACCAGTCGGGAAATTGTGATTGAACGTCCAAACCAAATCATGTCTATCAACAGTGTATGGTTTAAACGTTTTAATTGCAATTGCCACACGAGAGAGAACCAATGCTTGTTCTTCAGTTATTTCAATGGTGTGACTTTCGTAGTCACCGTCATTGGTATCAACAGTGATGATTGCGAATTTTCTCTTAGTGTCTTTCATGATTCCAGACTTTTAAGTTCGGCTTCAATTGCATGTTTAAATAAATAAATGTATTGGTGTTTAGTGAGTTCATGTAACCGCATTACACCATACAAATCATACATGATTTTCTTATTGTTTCGGTCATTGAAATCCAATACGAAGTAATAACTTCTTGAACTAACCTGAGTACCATCTGCTAATTCTTTCATATCTTCATCATTTATTTCATATTCTTTTACCAGTATCCCGATGTTTTTTCCAACACCTACCATATTACGAAACATTTCAATGGTTGTGACCTTATAGAGTTTTCTATCATCTGTCGTTGTTACAATAGAACCAGTTTCAATTCCTTCTACATCATTATCGTCACGATGAACAGAAAACACAGTTCCACGTCCAGTTATTTCATGTCTTCCGTATTTCTTAAGTTCATATATTTTCATAAATTTTCTAATTTATAATCCTTTACTTCAACGATTTCAACACGATATGCTTTACCTCGACCAGCATCTTCACTTCCTTTTATTCCTGCGGGGAAACACATATTAAGTAAAAATCTCTGTGCATACAACATGTTACTGAATCCACGTTTAGTGAGTATAGTATCTTCGTCATACCACACCCAATAATCTGGCTTATCAGGTTTACTATTAGGTTCGGGAATGCTCTGGTCTTCACTTATCTTCATTACAACCACAACAATATCCTCAACCTTATCACCATATACTGATACTGTGTTGGGATGAATACCAAAGTGTCGGTAAACATCACCACTTAATACTGCTGTTTTTTCAAATTTAGTTTCCATTATTTTCCCTGTATATCTCCCAATCAGTAAGCCAAAGTTCTCCACCAAGTCTTCCACCCTTTTCCACCCAAAATTCTTGATAAGACGTTCCACAATTAACTCCGTCTTCGGTAAAGATGTTTTGTGCAATCATATAGATGTATTCGTCACTGGTGAAGAATCTATGACTTATTTTCTCACCGTCTATCATTGCCTGTAATGCTTCGTCTCTTGTCATTATCTGTAATTTATATCAATCCATTTAGAAATAGCCAATACAACTGCTGCACCCCTGATGTTTACTTGGTGCTCAAGCAGGTCGAAATCAAACTGACTATCCCTGATAAGGAATTTCAGGGTAGGGTCAGCCTGAACGACTGATTCGAAACTTATTTTATTATCGTATTCCATTATGCTGTTCCTGTACTAAGATTCATCCACGCACCATAAGTAAATTGTGTGCTGACACTCGCCATAACTGTGCCACTATAAGTATTATATGTACTGGCATTTGTTGATGTTGCACCACTTGTCATGTAGGCATTACCAGTCCAACCACCACCATTTCTACTATCCCAACGTACCTCAGTTACTTTGCCATCTTTTACTACTCGGCAGTGTTCGTGCTTACAATTGGGGCATACAATAATATGGTCTCCATCCAATTCAACATCAATATCGAATTGCACATATTTTTGGCATTCGTGACACCAGAGTTCTTGTCGTTCTTTCATTTCTTTATTCTATATTCATCAATATCATCATCATCATATCGACTGGTTTTATTTTCTTTGGCTTTGCACTTTTGACATTCATCACCTAAGTGATTTGTCATTTGAAAACATACTTCGCAAAAATCGAGACGGAGTTCTCTTTCCATTGTTTTTAATTAATACTCATATTATAACGTGAATTCAACATCGAAATCCTGTCCTTGCGGTAATCCTGCAATGGTTTTCCATTTAAATTCCTGATAACCTTCTGGTTTTCCAGTAAGTTCAAGAATAACGGCAAGTGCCAATTGAGCGGGACCCGACCCACCATACCCCCAATTGAATCCATCGGGACTATGATTTCTTATTACCAGACTTGGTTCGGGGTCGAGTGGCATGCCATCAAGCCAAACCTCTCTGGTTTCTGCAATTCCTTTTAATTTATGTGTCATGATTTCATTATTATCGGTTTGACCTCATACGTGAAAGTAGCACCCCCTTGTTCAGAAACCCAATCATGACATTCCTGCTGAGTGCCTTGAAATGCAATATTGTCTTCATTTTCGTGATAAACAAGGTCTACAACTTCATGTGTGTCAATGATAAAGCACCTTCTACACTCTACATAACTGTCGTCTTCATCAAAAGTGTAGGCGGGTATGTTAAGGACGAGATGATTTATCACACCTTTCACGGTATTGATATACAGTCCAGATTTGAATTTCTTACGATTCGCATCCCCTGTAGAGATACTGCCTTTGGTAACCCGCCTACCGATGTTTGCTTCGTAGTTCATTACTCCGTTTTTGTAGAATCCAGTGCTTCTTTACCTGCTTTAACGGCTGCTTTACCAACTTCAACACCCTTTTCAGCAACGTTACCAAGTTTTTCTTCGGCAACCGCTCTGGTTTTTTCAACTCGTTCAGAACCAAATTTGGCTTTGAGTTTAGTGTCGATTGGAGTGTGGAAAATATATCCCAGAATTGCTCCAATTAATAATGTCAATGCGAATCTAATAATTGCTTTCATAATTTAAAATTTTAGTTAAACATACTGATTATACGAAAACTAAGTAGATATGTTACAAATTATAGCAACTTTTTTAATTCTTTTTTTAATTCATCCATCGTAACACAAATCTCTGTTGCGAATTGGTGCATGACATCCCACCTTTCTGGCTCTTCTTCAAAGAATATAAAACCGGGTTTTCCCTGACCAATCATGTAACCAAGTTCCAAATGACCTGATTTACCTGCTGGCATTATAAGTACACCGATTTGTGACCTGTTGATATGAAACTTATCGAATTCAAATACATGCTTTCCCGCCCAATTGCTGAGTGCTTGTTTGTAAGTACTTCCTCTTACTTGTTCATATTTGCGCCAAAATTCATCGGCTTCAGGACCGGGACTGAACCAGTCGTCAAACACATCGAAACCCAATTCCCTGAGTTGTTTTGCAATATGAGGAATCTTTTCATTTCTCAGACTTCCAATAATATAAATTTGTTTCTTTTCACTCATGATTTTCATATATTTTTTCAATTAAAACTTTATACTCTTCGTCTGTCCCAATGAAACACATGCCAAGTCTATGCTCGGTATCATTGTGAACGTCATCACTGACATCGTGTTCTTTCCAACCGTTGTTCTCAATTAATTTAAGAATGGCTTGTTTATTTTCGATGTTAATGATATACTGTTTAAGATATTTAATTTGTTCTCTGGCATCGTGCTTCGCCCATTCGAAAGTATTATCAAAATCTCTATAATTCTGAGTTGCTTTCTTATTCTTATTCTCGGCTTCGAATGCCAATACCATTTGTTGGGATAGGAAGTCCCTGATTTCTTTTTGGGGTAAACCCAGATGAATTTCAGTGCAGTTCATTTTAATTAAGATTTATATAAAGTGTTCAGGGCATGCCTCGTCATGCCATACTGTTCGTTTTGATGGGTCTGTGGGTTTTGGTGTGTACCTGCGTTCCCTATATCGGTTCTCTCTCCAACATAGGACACAGCACCAGACTTCGGTGAAATACCAGTATTTCTTTTTTAGAACGGGTGCTCTATCGACTGCTTCCATTTCAAGAATAGATTTTCCAATGTTGGTTCTGGTTCACGATATTCTGGTACAACAACCATTTCGTAATAATAGTTTTCGATTTGTGGTAGGATGGCTTCGATTTCATCGAAAGTCTTACCAGTGTCTTTGAGTCTGTTGAAGTACTTCACGAACTCTTTTTCTTGGGGAAAATAACTTAACCCATTTCTTTCTCGTATCATAGTCATTCAATATTGTTTTCTTCAAGTAACTTTATATCTTCATCCCAACTCATTTCTTTAGTTTAATTCTTAAAACGATTTCCGTTGCTCCATTTCTTAATGGACACTTATCAGGTACTCTCCCTCGACTATTATCTTGTGTAATTATCAATTTCTTTTCCCATTCCACTTCACCAAAATCAGGATGGGTGCATTCCATGATGTGTCCACTCGTGTTAAAAAATTGACATGAGTGAAAACACTGTTCAACTTCTTTCTCTGTTACGTATCGTGCCATAATTAATTCTGTTTTACAAGTGGTTCTTCGTACCAACCTATTTTATTTTCATTGACCACAATATCGCCATTATTTTTGAGATATCCAAGCGCAACGAGACGAATTTTTTCGTAATCGAACCTGTGGTCGGGATGATAGGGAAGAATTCCACCATATTTGGTGTATAAAGTGTGCTTCACACTATTCTTATCGATTTTCGAATAAAATTCGGGGTGCACGAGATTCATGTAGTAATGGATGTTACTCAGGTGTTGCCACGTGAGTCTACCATATTCAATCAATCGGTTGTCCCATGTTTTCCATTTAATCATTATCTTACTTTTAAAGTTACTACTAATTCTCGGCTTGCACGTCTGCCGTCTTCCAGAATGAATTCGTCATGCCAGATATGATATTTGTAGACTTCCAGAGTATCACCGTTTAACACGATGCTCTCACCAACCAGTGCTTGATTCTCTGCAATCTTTGCTTCTTTTTCGTCTGACCTGTCAAATGCCACGGCAAAGAAAATTACCATACAGACAGCAAAAATAATCAATACGAACTTAGCTACGTCTTGTTTTCTCATGATTTTAAATTAAAAGTAAACAACATTTTTTATATTTCTGACCACTCCCACACGGACATGGCTCATTTCTTCCAATACTGATTGGTGGTTCGGTAAAGAAATCCCGCACGTCTTCTTCAACTCCATTGAGGTGATTGACTTCGTGTTGCCAAATCTGGGCATCAAAACCTTTATGGACTTCGTTATGAGGTTTACCATCAATATCATAATAAGTGACTTCAACCATGCGATAGCGTTCAGCGACAATTACTCTGCCTTTCCAAGTCAAACAACCCTCGCCTTTCCAATCCTTGATTCCGTGACCAATAACGGTAGGGTCGATAATTAGTCTCCAATTCCTTTCCCTGCCTCCCAGAGCAAATGCACGAATAACAAACCTGTTGCCATCAATTGCAACTTGATTACAGGCAAGACCCACAGCATCGTTTCTTTCACGAGCGTATTCCAGAAATGCTTCGAGTTTCTCACGATGCATTTTAATATACTCGCCAATGAACTCGTCTTGAATCAATGCGAGTGCTGGTGTTTGCTCGTCAGGTATTACTTGGAATTCCATTCTAAAATTTTTTCATTGAAATTATTGTTCTATCAAATAATTTCCAAAAAGTTTTAATTGAAATACACCCCTTTCGGAAATCATTATCCAATAATTTTTGTAAAACAATCTGTGGTGGTGTGTGCGATTTGGTAACACCCATATATACATATTCAGCTATAAGACCATCTGTATGAAGCGAAAGACAATATTCTTTAACTGCTATTACATCATTTGAGAAGTTATTTTGATTAGGAGTGACATATAAAATTTTGAGTTCATGAAGTTCACCATTATCAAAATAATGTGGCGTTACCAAAAAAACTTCTTTCCAATTATTATTTCTAAATGCAAATGGTTCATCAGGAACAGTAAGTTCTCTATCTCTAAAGATGTAACCTTCATATTTTTTAAGTGTTAAATTAATTTTCATTTTTTTTGTTTATTGATTATACGAAAACTATTTAAATATGTTACAAAATTTTAATTGTTTTCATAGGTTTCCTTGCTAACCTGTATGATATTCAGAATGAAAACATCGTCTTTAAAGGTTGCTTTCAATTCCTTTGATGAAAAATATCTGTGCTCTTGTTTCACACAGGTATTCATTTTTTGTGTACCATCTTTTTTTTCGACAACAACAAACCAATATGAATTACTATCAATACTGAGAGATATTGGTTCATTGTCTTGAACAAGTTCAGTATTTTTCTTTTCTTTTTCGGCACGTTTCTCTTGTTTACTAATACTGTCTTCAGCACAAGATATGACAATCAATGCTAATACTAACCATAATATTCTTAATTTTTTCATATTAATTTGTTTTTAGTTCCTTAAATACTTCGGGTTTCCATATACCGTATTTTCCTACCAACATTATCCCGTTTAATTTCTCTGGAATCCAGATATCTGGACATAATCTTGACCAATAACCTTTTGAAATCCATAATTCTCTAACTTCAACTTTCTCATTCTCAGCCAAAATGATTTGACCACTAATACTGAAAATTTCATGGTCAATAGTTAATATGTTACCGACTTTAATCACAATAATTCGTTCTTAATTATTTTCTGTGTACTCCAGTGTCCGTGGTTGCTCTGTACGTGATTCTTCCGTACATATTTTCCACATACGTCTCGGAACTCGCTGTAATGATATCCTCTGGCAAGCCTAATCACATAACCTTCAATCGTGTTGGGACTGGCTTCCATCTTCTTATTGAGGTCAGCAATAATATCGATATTATAAAGACCGTCATAAATAACAGGAATAGGTGTGAGTCCCAGAAGTGTTGTCCATTCTATTGTTTCATCCCAAGACAAGCACATATTCTTTTCATCCCAGATGCTAAACACGTAGAAGAAAGACTGTAATGCGTTTCCAAGTTCACGGGTGTAATGAATTGCGTGTTTGGCGAACATGTTCTCACCACATAATCTCCAGCCTTCGGGAAGTTCGTAAGCATGTTGTGCCCAGAGGTTCTTCACCCAATTTCTTGAAGGATGACTGTCGCTGTCCAGTGAACGTGCGTGCATATAATCCCTGTACCAAGTCGTGTTTTCTCCATCGAGTTTCTCACATATCATAACACGTTGACCCCTGAAAATATTAGTATCGGACATCATACGGTCATCACGATTCATGCCCGGTGACCAAGGCAAATGAAAAGTTCTTGGATACTTAACTCGGTCAGCGAACTGGTTCAAGACGTTTCCCGCTTTCAGGATTTTTTGAACGCTTTCGTCTTCAAACAATTCACCCTTGATTCTCGTGCCGTTGGCAAGTATTTCATTACCCCACTTGTCATACTCCACGTCCTTATAGAAATGGTCAGGGATAATAACAACTTGAATTCCTGCTGCACTACGTATGTCATCGCACGATAGAGCGGTCATTTCTGCCTGTAGATGGTGTTTCTCACAGAGACTTGCACCGTTGTCCAGAAAATACCCACCGTTCGAAAACAAGCGTCTTTCGATGATATGATGGGCATCCTTTGCAGGGTCTTGGCATATAACACACAAATGCCCGTCTCTTTCGAAGACGGACTCACGAAAGGTGTCTCTATCTAATAATATATCATTCATCTTTCTTTACTCTTCCAGTTCCTTTACAACCGAAACATGGTTGATGCATAGTTGCACCACCAAATGAACCACCATACACGGTTTCACCCGCTCCCAAGCAATCAGGACAGACCTCTCCTTCCCTTTCGTCTTCCTGAATCTGACGAAATAATTCTTCTTCGCTGGAAGGAAATATGTCGTCTACTGAAAACATTTCACTTTCCAAAAATTGTTGTTCAATTTCGGCATGAAGGTCTTGTCCATAAAAACCGTCTTTATATAAAAACATGTCGATAAACCATTGTAATGGTTTATGTTTTAAACAACTTGGGTCTTTGGCAATTAAACCAACCAATATTGTTTCATCAAGTTTACCACCACTATCATCATCGATGTCCTTGGGGTCAATATGAAATAATTGTTGTGGAATGACTTCCTCAGTAAATTCTTTGAATTGTTCTTCTGTCATGACTACTACTTATTAAACCAGATTATCGTATCAAAATCTTTACGAATGGCTTTGTGTTTCACATCGCTTGGATAAATGCTGATGTTTGATATCTTACCATCTCGGACATAATTACCACTCCCATCGTAATCAATGAAACCACCACACTTAACACATCCAATGAAATCCTTTAATGACATTACATCATCATCTGCTTCAATCTTACGGTCACGGAATTCTGGAGTCATTAGCATCCGTAGTTCTCTGTCGAGTTCAGCCAAGACATCCCATTCGGGTTTCATATATTCACAAAATTCTTCCCAACTATCGCAAGGGTCATCCTGTTCTTTCATAGAAATTGCTGTACGTGCCAGTTCAATTTCAATTTCAAGTTCCTGAAGTCTTTTCTCGTTATCCATAACACTTATTTATGCAATTATACGAAAATAAAATGGAAATGTTACAGAAATGATGAAAAAAAGTCGCTTAGTGATAGATTTATATAGGCTCGGTCAAAACCAACGTCAAGGTCAAAGACCTTTCTCTACTACAAGGTCAAAGGCAAAATCCAAGTCTTATTTTTGTGGTCTAATTATCTACCCGAAGGTGTAACTTAGTGCCACGTCTTGGTCTTCTTTGTAGGAAGCCAAAAAGACTATTGGGTTTGTAGAGAAAGCGGTTTACCAAGGAGTCGTTATACCCCCGAAGGGATAGAACAACGTCTGTTAAGTTTATTAGACTTTATCTATATGTAAAAGAACCCATCACTAAGCGCAAAAAGGGACAGACTCGGCTTGTGCTCTATCTATCCCTTACCTTAGTTTTTATTCCTGAGTATCAGGAAGTTTCGTTAGAAATTCATCCACAATTGGTTGAAAACGTGGGGCAACCTCGATACGCATTGCTGCGATTTCTGAGATTTTACCCTGACGAGTTTTTTCAAACTCCACACGAATATCATTGGCTTGCTCATTACCCTTCTTAGAAGCGGTTTCGAAAGTCAGTTGCAAGTCGTTGTTGGTTTTTGCAGCAGCGTTTTGAATATCCGCATTATGTTTAGCGATACTGGCATTCTCCGTAGTTGTAAGATTCTTCACTTTTGCCTTGAAATAATTCACACGTTGCTCATACTCACGGTGAGCGGTAGCAAGTTCGTTATGAATATCAAGCAGTTGCTTGGCAGTGTGGTGAGTGGTAATTGTTACTGGTGACTTCACACCATCCTGAATAACCATCCACTCGATAGCAGGGATGTTTGGAAGTTCATTCCTCAGACCAGCAAGAATGCTGTCTTTATGTATGAACTGACCGATGTGTGCAGCGAATGCTTCTGCTTCCAGATACTCATTGAGTTCGGCAGCATTGAGTTGTTCCCAACCAAATTCTTCACCAACCTGTGCCAGTGAACCCAAAGAAGGGTCAACGAATTTTGGCTTTTCGGGATATGTAACATCTGATAAGTCAGCAGTTGCAGTGCGTGCTGTTTTCAGCATCGCATCTTTTGCCTTGATGTTTTCCATCAGGAATGCCTGACAAGCATGAAGACCAGCCTTTTTCTTCAATAACTCAACCACGTTTTCAGGAAGTGGCTTACCAGTTACTGTGGTTTTATCCTCACCATCAACCTTTACGGTTTTATTGAGGTTATTTACCACCATGAGTTGTGCAGCAATCTCAATTGCGCTCTGGTTACAGAGGTTAGAAATACTCTGTGCTTGTGAAAGGCTAAGACCTTTATTCGGAGTTAAAGAATTTTTTCTCATATCAAAAAGTTTTTAGTTAAACATTTGGAACTACAAAAGTATATTAAATATATTTAATACGCAAGTGTTTTTATAATTTAGAACGATTCAAAATAATTAAGTTTTATGTCCATCATTTCGATACATTAATTTGCGAGTTTCTTCACATCAGTTAATTGCTTGGGTTTCAGACCCTCGAACTTAAACGCATATACAAACCAGTATGGATACCTCTTTGGGTTCTCCATGTATTCTTCTTCGGTGTAGGCTTTTTTCCAGATTGGTGAGTTTTGGAACTCGGTTCTGATTTTCTTATCTTCTACTGGTGAATATACTTTTACGTTTTCCATAGTTAAATTTATTTGAAACAAATATAGTGAAGAATATTCAGATTTGCAATATAAAATAAAGAAAAGGGGAAATTTCTTTCCCCTTTTTCTTTTTAACCCACTGGTTGTCCGCTCAGTGCTAAGACGATTTCAACCACCATCTTAAAGAGTGCGACAACTATTCTTGTCGTCATCGCCAGTGCAAACAAACCTGTTATTCCTATTCCTAATGCAGCAGCGTTGGGTTCGACCTGCTTTAGTTTTTCCATCAGGATACTCCAGAGTTGCTTCATGACTACTTCTTATCCATTTTATTCATGATGTCAAGGAGCATATTGACTCCAATGGCATCCATTGGACTCACACCACCTTTACCATCACCACCACCGACAACAACTGAAGGAACATTAACTTTGGCAAGTTCAGCAGCAATACCAACTCTGGTTTTATAATCCCATTCCACCTTTTCCTGTGGAGTAAGACCAGCCTGAACCTTCAAACGGTTGAATTCATAAATACCCTGTGCTTCAAAGATTTTTGCCTTACGGTTTTCATCTTCTTTCTTGGCATTAAGTGCAGCAACTTCATACTCTTTCTGAGCAACAGTTACGGCTTCAACCTTAACAACCTCCTGCTTGTACTTAGCGGTAGCAACGTTTGCCTTACCTTGTTCTTCAGCAGTAAGGGCATCCTGCTTCGCACGGATAGCGGACTGCTTTGCAAGTTCGGTTTTCATGGCTTCGTCTTTACGGGCAGCAATCATTTCATTAACTTTAGGGTCAAATGCTGGTACGTCAATAACACATTCCAGTACTTCACAACCCAATTGTTGCAACCTGTTTGGAGTCCTAAGTGGCTGTCCATCATCATCATATACCAGTACAGTTACACGTTGTTCCTCGATGTCACCAGTAGCTGTTACATTTTCAACTTTGTCGGACTTAGTTACATAAATACCATTCCTCAACTGGTCTTCAACAGCCTGTTGAAAGAGAGCCAATGTGGTGTATGCATCCTGTGCACTACGAAGGTTTGCACCTAATTTAATGGCGTTCTGAACAATAGGGACAATACCTGAACGAATGAAATGCTCATAACCTTGTGCGTATTCACGCTTGAGGTCGATAGCACCTTCAACAGTTGAAGGTAGTTTTACCCTAATAAGAGCGGAAATCTGTGCCTTCGAACCATCATTGAAGATGACATCAACGGCTTCAATATCAGCACTACCTTCACCTTGGTGAGCACCAATACCCACGGTAGCAACGTTCTTATACTCACTGATGTCACCGAACCACTGTCCGTAAGTACCAGCGTCAAACCTTACTGACATATCACCAGTGATAGCAGCCTGTTTGACCTGAAAATATCCAGCATCATTCGTCTGGAAGAGACCACGAGCCATCACCAAAAATAGGATGGCAAGAATAGCAAATGCAATTGCGAAAACTTTTTTGTTTTTCATTTTTCTGAATTTTAATTAATAAATGTTTGTTTATAAAAATTGATTAGTGAATAATTTACTTAACGACATCCCTTTTAAACCAATAGTAAAAAGGGATAAGAGATTTACCCACACTGATTTTCTTCACATGGAATATCTGAACTCCGAAGAGGTGTAGGAACACTGTCACGTAATAAAACCCCATAAGGGCAAGAATCATTGTGATAACAAATGGAATCATAATTTTCTGTTTTAAGTTAATAATTGTTTTTAATAATTTTCAATGCAAATATAGTTAAATTTATTCTAATTCCAAATCTCGTTCAAAAAAATCAACAACTTGGTTAGTTTTATTGAAGCCATTTGATTTCCTAATTCTCACAAACCATCGACTTGCCCACGGCACGTCCATGAATCTGACAAGCGTTCCTGTTTCATCGAGAGGTAATTTCACCCTATCACCTACTTTGAATTTCTGGTTGTTCATAATTTGATTTTTTTAGCGTTTATTAAACCGTATTCACATTCACTTAACTGGCTTTTCAATATTCCAATTCTTTTTTCAGTTCGTTTAATGTAATTAGTCAGTGCCTCTTGTTTGGTTGGATACGCATATCGTTTCTTTGCGGTTTTCGAAACCCATGTTGAGTTTCCACGAAGCATATTTGGTGCATAATACCCATATCCAATCCAATAACCTTTTGGTGTTTCTTTATGAAGGTTATATGTGCGAAGTTCTATTTTCGGAATTCTGATTCTTGGTGATACAAACTCACCGTCATGGTCAATATCCGCATACACAACCGCTTCGTATCGATAGAATTTCATGTCAGTCATTGTCTCTTGGTGTGTCATCAGTTAATTCTTTAATTACTTTATCAATTGGAGTAGACTTGTGTATTTCAATACACTGACTCCATTTATTAAATTCTCCGAAAAAATCGTAGAGTATGTTTTCACAACCACAACCATATCCACGGTAATTGTTCTCACCAGTACTAAATCCAATCATTCTCCCGTGTCCATAGGCTGTAGCAATTTGACCACCATCTTCTTTATCTTCTCCACGTACACCTGAAGTATATTCTTGTGCTGTTGCTATCATTCCCATTATGAAATCTGGATTACCTTTACTTACACCAACAATAAATCCGTTGGCTCTGAGGACATCGGTGAGTTCTTGCGCCCATTTATCGTTATCGAAGTTCCTACTATATCTCGCCATGTTGATTTCATATTGTGGGTCAAAGATGTTTTCTTTCCTGACCTTAAAATAATAACTGAGGTCAATATACTTATTATTTTTCTTTGAGGTGAAATACCAATCCTTCTTGAATTCTACCACAGTGCCTATTGGAATGTTTTTACATTGCAGGGTTCTGCGAATGCAAGACTTCAAACTTATTTCAGCATTCCAGAAATGACGAGTCCAATACAGATAACAGTCCTTGTAATAATTGTGTCTGGAACTAACATACCTACCATCAGTATAATAACAGGGTTCTGCGTTGTAGAGTTTACGTTCTTCCTCAACATTATCAAATACGAAGTCGTGTGACTGACAGTAGTGCAAATCGCCTTTAATGTAGATATAATTAAACCGATTCGTCACATAACCTCGTGGTGCTTGATGTCCTAATTTTTCCATTACCTGCATCGTGTTACGAAATAATAATTGAATTCGCCATCAATATCGAAATGTCTGTAAACGCTGTCTTCGATTATGACTTTCTCATGTTCTTCCAACATCGGAACTTTAAACGGAATGTCATTACCAAGAAACGGGTTATCAGCACTACTCTTTTTCAGCACCCTACCAATAATTATGAACTTGCCGTCTCTACCATCGAATAGACAGAAGATGCCGTCCTTGTGTCGGGTGAGTTTATCATATGACTTGTCTTCCATATACTTTTCGAAAGTAGTATAGAAATCCTTTCCAGTCTTGGCTTCCCATTCTCTGTGCCAACTGTACGGGACTAACGTGCCATACATGAAATATTGATTGGTATTTGTAGCCATTAGTTTCGTTTTTTTATACTACAATATTTGTTTCTCGGATATCCGTGTTTTGTTTCAAAGTCTTTCCATGCTTCATCCTCAGTATCACCTTCAACAGTCATCGTATCCGAATACGGATAATCGGTCATGTATGTAACAGTCCATTCTATTTTTTTTGTCATTTTATCTACTGTTTTCTGGTTGACTTGTTATATGCCAATATCCACATTCTTCACATCTATAACTTCGCTGTAACTGTTTATCTTTTCTTCCCATCAACCGATTCATCCTTTGACCATTAACATATCTATGCTTTCGTGCTGCATTGACTATTGCCTGTGCTTCTCGGAACGAACCGTATTCAACTTTTTCACACATATCATTCGCATATTTCTTTAAGTTCCTCAAAATTTGGTTGTGTACCTTCAGCAACAAAAAACTCAATCCCTTCATCATCATATACGTATGTGAAGTACGGTTTTCCATCGTCATCGGTTTTCAGATACGCACTATCAAATTTAGCACCATCCATAATGAAATGGTCAACACTGCTGGAATGACTGAAATGTATTTCACTATCAAGTAAGTTCTGAATCATGAACTTTCGCATATTCCACCAGTCTTTCACAAAATTTCCAGAGGCAAATACTTTTTTATCAGAATTGCCATAATGAATTTCAACTGCTTCATAGTCTGAAGCATTCCCATCATCATATCTTATATCAATAAATGCCATTATACTTCGTCTTTAATATGCATCATTGTAAAATGTTCTCCTTGAGGAAAACCATCCCCAACAGGCACACCATCAAAATGTTTCAACCATTTAACAATTTCCTCTTGCTCACCCTCAACAATAGCGTTGTCTCCACTGAGAATCATGCTTTTTTCCTTCTCATCAATTGCGGGGAATATTACATCAATTCTTCCAAAGTTATGAAGTTCAGTAATTGTGTCAGGCATTGCTGACTTTATTTCGGGTGTAAGTAATAGGTGTTGTTTCATTATTTCCAAGTTTCAAGGTAATCAATCATGTTGTCTTGTGCACCAATACACGTGAAACCTTCACGGTCATCTGGACCGACTTTCTGTGCACCCCAAATTTCATGAAGTTGTTTCTCTGAAAAGAATCCCCAAGGAAATACTTCGGCAAACTTGTCAACGGTAACCAAAGTGTTTTTAGGAAGTTTGGTGCTGAGATAGAATGTATACATCACGGCAGAACCTGCTGATTCCATGTGGTGCATTAGTATAATCAACGCACCAAGTGTCATTCTCAAACTGGTGAGAATTTCAAGTCTCTTTAAAAATACCTGTGCTTGGAATGCTTCGATAAGTGGTTTCATGTGTTTATACACATCAGTCTCCATATCAATTTCTTCAATGTCACAAGAAAGATTCGGGTCTTTTGACATCATGATTTTAAGCATAGCCTTCGTTTCATCCTCTGACATTGGTGTATTTGGATTATGCTTATCGAAAATGTTTATGAGTTTTTGCTTATTCATGTCGTTGTTTTTCTAATTATACGAAAACTATTCAAATTTGTTACAAAATTTATGAATTATATTCGAAATTTTCTAATAACTGATAGTGAAAAGCGATACTGGTATCAAGGTTGCATGCACCAACAATACCCTGAAAATTGATTTCATCAATATACATGACCACGCCTTTCTTACTTGCTTTAACAACAGGTTTAATTGTCTCATAATCATCAATATCCACATATTCACAAAATTTAATAGTTATGCTGTTCTCAGGTTTACCGATTTCAACGATAGGTTTTTTTGTTCTACCACCCAATTTATTAGGTATCATTATTTGATACACAGGGTTTATTTTATCATTATTAATATCATATAGAAATGATGGTGTGAAAACGAATCTGATTTTATTTATAGGAATCTGATTCACACTCAGTATGCCTGTGACAAATTTAATCATCTCCTTTTGTTTTTCAGTATTTTCGTGGTCATTCATAACGATTCTTTCGTAACCAAACTTCTCAATCTTAAAAAACGGAAATTTTGATGTCAATTTAAGCATGACTATTTTATTAATTTAACAAACCAGTCGTAGTTTTCTTGTTCTTTGTTACCAGTTGCGTTGTCACAATGGTAAAATTTCAGATATAAGTCCAGACATCCTAAAAGCATTAGTTCACCAATTAATTGATTGGCACGTCTTTCGGCTTTAAACCATTCCCCACGTCTACCACCAACAGACCAAGAATTATATGCTTCGTCATGGAGTTCAATGATTCTCAGTAATGCGTGGTCGGTTCTGAATTTCTGTGCAAATAGTCTGGCAATCGTGCCGTGATGATTAGCACCAGACTTCGGCTTGGTCTGGTCTACTTTATGTTTGAAGGTGTCATGCACTAAGGCGATGAATCTCAGGTCGGTACGGTCATCATCATCACAATAAAACTTATTGATGTTCTCCAGAACTTCTTTGACGTGGTAAATTACCTTACCTTCTGGGTGACCACTACGGGGTTTCCCATACGATGCACCAGCAATGAAATCAGCATCAGAGACAATTGCTGTCTCGATGCCGTTTTCAGGTTTTACTATTTGTTTAATTATTTTTTTCATAATTTTACATTAAAACGCTCCCTCATTTTGTCAAGAGTAACCTCTGGAACGCTATGAATGCTTTTATTGTCGTGACGTGTCTCGACAATCACAGAGAACACCTTGTAGCCAAATTGCCTTGCTAAGTCCATATATGGGTGCATTTCTCTTTCAGTTGTGCTGGTGTTGGCAATTATAATACGTCCCACCTGTGCCTTCATGAAACGTCTGCACTTACGCTGACACCATTCGTGAGCAGTACCAATCTTTTCAGCCTTCCAGACATACTTACCGTCACGCATGAAAAAGTCGTCAGCACAACAAATTGCTTTGCCAAACATTCCTGCAACGGTTGTCTTTCCAGAACCGGGTATTCCACGTACTATGATTAAATCTTTTTCCATAACACAATTATACGAATTTAATTTTAATTTGTTACAATTTCCTCACTATAATCCACTTCTTTGAAATAAATTTGTTCAGGAAAGTAACCAATAACGAATTTCGTTACATCACAAAGCCAGACCTTTCGATTCAGATTTCTTTCACCACATTTTTGAACTCTGTAGTCAGCACCGTTAAACCAACACTTTTTAATTAAAACCAGTTTATCGGCATTCAGGATTTCATCTTCAGAAAAGTGAATAAATATTTCATCTCTTCCCTTCGCAACACAATCCAACAATTTATCAGCACCTGCAACCATTTGCAGTGCAGACTTTCTACCTGTCCACTGTGGAACATCGGCATACCAGTACTTCGACTTTTCTTTATAAAATCTTAAAATTTCCATTATCATAATTTAACATATCCTTTGTTATACGAAAAGAAATCTATTTTGTTACAATATCTGGAAATCTTTTTTTCAGGAGTTCTTCGAGACTGTCAATTGTGTTGGCATCGGTTTCCCATTCCATTACGGTATCAATGATTGATTGGGCGCAACTGACTTCAATTCCGAATTTTTCTGCGATTGGTAATACCAGTGTTGGGTATTCGTCAATCGTTTCATGTTTTTGGTCAATAATAAATTTAATTATCTTTTTCATTTTCTTCGAGTTTAAATTCTTTTCTCAGGTGCATTAATGCTTTACCCAAAAGGTTCATACCCTTCCATTTGGTTTCATCAAGACAATCATCGTCCTCCCAATGCATCCCAATTCCCCAGATTTTATCATAAGGACTGGCTTCTACAATAACCTTGTCACCAGTGGATAACAGGACTTTCTTGAGGTCTTCGTTCTGACTGTACTTACAGTAGTTCACGGCAACCATAAAGATATACGAATAAATCATCCAAGTTTCGGGTTTGAAACCCTTGACCTTGCGACCCAATTTTTTATTATCGCTGGGATTAGGTGTTTTCAATATGAGGTTAGCCGTTTCGTAATCTTCAAAATATCTGGCTTTCTCCCACATGAACGCCTGTTCAGTGTTTTTGAATTGTTTTCCCATGTACGTGAACTCACACCCATGCCAGTTCGACAATACTGAACCCCAAAAAAATACTTGTGTGTCTGTTATTCTTTCCATTAGTCTTCCCTTTCTTTACCTATTAAAATATTATGTTCATGACACCAATTTTCAATTTGAATAATTGCACTTAAAACAGTTAATTTTCCATTTTCAAGTTCAAATTTAGGAACAACATCTGGAGAATCGGGACTATGCCAAGCAAGTGTAACACTACTCATTATATCGCTCACATATTGTTTATGGGCGATAATATCTTTTTCAACAGGTACTTTATGTTCACAAATCAACGTCCAAGCAAAATTTTTTGCCAACCATTTTTCTTCAATATCTTCAAAATATGATTCACAAATTTCTTCAAAACAATATTTTTGACCTTGAGGTAATGATTTACCTTCAACTTTTGCCTCAAAGTAAATAAAAACCTTACCTCGATATGATTGCATTCCACGAATTTTACCAATTAAAAGACCATCAACATCCGTTTGAGATAATCCCCATCTTCTTTCCATTTCATTAAATAAAAATAATTGTTTTGCTCGTGCTAAATAAATGATATCATTATAACTCATTTTAATCTAATTTTGTTGTTAATACTGTTGCTGTCATGCTGGGTCTGGTGAGGGCAACGTACTTGATTTGATTGCGTTCCTTCAATACCCAATTATCATTCATATCGTTCTCCATTACGAAGACGTGAGAGTATGTCGACCCCTGCGATTTGTGACCAGTGATTGCATATCCATAATCTAAGTCTTTGACAATCACATCCATACTACCTCGAAGCAAACCATTTCTGTACTTCTCAACGGTTTTGGTGAGAATATTACTGCGTCTGAACTCGTAGTATTTTTTCCAATTCTTTTTATTTGACTTACCCATATCACGGAAGAAATCATGCATTTCGGCATAGAGATGCAGATTATCATGGTCTTCGGTATTGATGATGAAAACATCTTGGTGCTTGAACCTGCCTTTCGCAAGGTCTTCTCTTAACTGCACCCTGTAACCCATGATACCATAAGAGTTTTCCTCAAGACCCGCTTTTCTTACCACACGGTAATCGGCACTATTCTCGATAATATTGAATCTCTGCTTTTCCTCACTCACACTACGATATCCCATGAGCAGGTCACCGATTTCCACGATGTCGGTATTTTTACCCAGAAGTTGCTCCCTAATAACGGCATTACTCATCATAACAGTATCATTTTTCCATGCAATTACCTTGGCGAAATCCGTGTCTTTCTGAAATTCTTCTGACTTGAACATCTCCAAAACCCTTTCTCTGAACTCTCGTTTATCAACGGTAAACCTAACACCTTCACCGAATTCGTTCATTACTGTCCTGCGTTGGAAACCACCATCAAGTCTATTGAGGTTATTCCGTAGGGCATCATAGATATATGCAAGGGGATTGGTGTCGTTTTGTCTCTCAATCTTAATGAGTTGATGAAATTCTTTAGTTTGGTCTTGTTGAAATACCACACTGGCTTTCTCACCAACTGGTGGAATCTGTGCAGGGTCACCCATGAACAACACTTTGGTTCGACTTTTCATGGTCTTATCGATAATCAGGTCATAGAGTTCCTGATTTATCATAGATGCTTCGTCAATGACAACGAAATTATAATCGGTGATTTTTGGAATAGCAATTGGATTGAACTTCGGGTTGTTTGGGTTAAAATTATCCAAATCAACATCTGGTCGGAGTCCAAGTAAGGCATGGAGTGTTTGACCATCTTCACCAGTGGTATTCATTACAACCTTCTTTGCTTTATGTGTTGGTGCACTTACCACAACACCAAAACGATAGTTATCAAGAACTTTTTTAATGATAGTCGACTTCCCCGTGCCAGCATAACCTGCTAACGTGAAGAAAGTCTCACCGTTTTTCAACCAATGATTGATTTTCTTCAAACCGTCAAATTGCTCGGCATTGAATGTTATTATTTTACCTGTCGGTAATCGTAACTGGTTGTCATTCATTATTTATATTCCTTTTTATTATATCGACCAATGACTCAAGGTCATCCAAGTCCTTAATTATAATAGCATCCTCTAATTCATTAATTTCTACTGAATATGAATCATCTTTATTATCTTCATCTCCCGTGATTAATATTGAATACGGACGATTGCTTTTGATATCAAACACAAAATAAAAATAGTCCTTATCTCCAGATTCTTCTGCTGGAACATCAACTCGTTTAAATCCCAGACGCAAAAGGTCTGCTGCTGTTATCTTTTTCATTTTCTTTTAAAATTTTTGTTAAAGAATTCGTGTCCCATTATTATTCTTTCATCGTGATTAAATGCCCATTCTCTTTTTTCATTTTCAAGATATGGAAAAACATTATAGAAATCAGTCAATTTCAACCATTCCACCTTTGCCGTTTCACTGTCACTGTATTTCTCAATTTCAATTGGAAAACTTTCTGGGTCTGATGCAAAATCATATACCACTAAGTAGGTCAAAGAAACATTCTGATTCTTATCTTTTTTCGGGTCATCCTGTACGAAAAACGGTTGTTTATTGTTGTTAAATATTAGAAAGGGTTCATAATCAGGAAGATACATACTGGTTTCCTCATACACTTCTCTCATCATTCCATCAAAACCGCTTTCATCCCAATCCAGATAACCACTTGGCGCACCGTACTTATTGGGTTCATCTCGCATTTTAGTAGAACGTTTAATAACCAACACACGAGTACCGTTATCAACACCGAAGGCAAAGATAATTCCCACAACAGCAGGTGCTCGGCTTACCCAGAAGTCCTGATGTACTTTTATTCCAGTTCCGCTATCATAATGATGAACAAGATGTGGATTGGGTTTGTTGTTAAACTTAGGTTTTGTCATTTTTTCTTAATAATAGATTCAATTTTTCTTTCAGTGTCCAGATTCTCAGTGTTCCAAGTCTTGCTACTTGTAACTTTTCTTTTTCGGTTAATCGTTTCGCACCTGTTCTTCGTTTTGCTTCTCGATGCATTCTTGCATATCCTCTGTCATTATATTTTTCTACCGTAATTATTCCACAGTCTTCGGGAACAAGTTCTTCTACCTTTGGTAACAATTCCTTCGGAAATGCATAATATAATTGAACTATGCGATTTCTTTTGTCGATATGATTTCGTTTCTTTTTAAAATCAGCAATCATATCTGACCTGCTCCTTTTTATCTCGACTTCAAACCCGAATCCAGATGTTCTAATTAAAAACAAATCACATTCGTGTCTAAAAAAACCCCACGACAGATTTGGGACGATAATGTGTTTTCTAATGCCAAAATATTTTGCAATGGCAACTTCCATTTCTGCTGTGGTAACTGGTTTTGGTTTAGATTTTGCTCTACTTCCTTTGACTGCCATTTCTTACATATTTCCTGATTTTGTATTGATATCCCGTTTTGCTTTTCAGCCAACTGGTATCATCATCAGCAGCAGTAAAGTTAGTAATTAATTTGTCAATTGGAAACTTTTTATTACCATTTGGGTAAGTTTTATTTACCCAAGTTATAATAGCCTCATCACAATATAGAATTAATGCCTCGTAAACACTCGCTCCCCCGATGATGTAGATTTTATCGAAATCGTTTTTACCGTTCCCAAGTAAATCCAAAACAACATCCAGTTTTTTGAATTGGTAATACTGTGCTCCGTTTAATGGAAGATATTCGCCACTATTCAATATAATAAATTCTCTCTCTTCATGTACTTTAAGAGGAAGAATTAGAAAAGTCGTAGCACCAACAAGCAGCATGTTTCCCATCGTAGTATTCCTGAAGTGTTGGAAGTCTTCGGGAATGTGCCAAGGTATGTCGTTATCAATGCCGATGATTCCATCGACACTAACTGCTGCCATTATGATTAACGTCATTTTCTTCATCGAAAACCGATTTATATTTGCTTCTCAATTGTCTCATTGTGAGAGGATGTCGAATCGAAGGTTTGTATTTGTCTTGTATCATAAGTATTGATTCTGCATGACAACCTTCAAAAATCTCAATGGCTTCGAGTTTCCACGAGTACCTGCTTTGACCTTCAGGGTCTCTTATAACTTCACTGAGATAATTTAAAACAACCTTTATTATACTCAGGTCTGTAATGGTTTTTGTTTTGAACTTCTCCCATTCGTGGTCACAGGTAGTGCAGTGATTAACTGGTTTGGTTTCAATTGCCAGACGACCAACAAATTTAAATATATTACCTCTGAAATTACTAACACCTTCAACTAACGCAATTTTATCTACAATCTTATCTGACATTGCCTTACACTTGGGACACCTATTATCACGACTCTTCTGATTTTCAGTCTGTTCTTTTCGTTCTATCTTACCGACTTCTGCACATCTTTTGGAAATCAATTCAACATCAGTAGCAAGAACAGCCTTTTGTTCAGTCGTTGGAAAATATAGGATTTTACGTATATTCATTTATGCCTTCTTTTTATCTCGTGTTAATTCACGCAGAAAAATGTTTTTCACGCCACCAAGAAAGCGCACCCATTCCTTATAATATTCGGGAAACATTTTTTCCAGTGTTTCCATGCTTTGTGTTTTCAACATCACATAGTTTTCTGCGGGGGTTGCTTCTTTGGCTTCTGGATACATCTTGATATCGAAAATATAATCAACGAAATCAGGAAAATCCTTTCTATTAAATACTCGTTCATCACAGAGAAAACAGAGTGCAGTAAGGGCATGATTGAGGTCGGGTTCAATGAAATATGAGAACTGAATATCGTTCTCCTGCAAGTCATCACCGATTTGATTTAGAGTACCTTCGACCAGACCATCGAAACCTCTTTGCTCGTTAGTTGTACCGCCATTGAGTATTATCCAAGTCTCGTGGTTATCCACGAAATCCCACACTTCTGGGTGTTCTGCTGAAAACAGTCTGGCATAACGTAGTGCTGCGTGTCCACATTGAATTCCTTTTTGGATTTCACTGATGTTGTAGGGTACAAAGAAGTACATCCTAACCTCTAATATTTTTTCTTCTTCCATTATTTTTCGGCTTTTTCATATCTGGCTTCATTTTCTTTTCGGATTTCACTTAACTTTTTCTTACCAGTAAGCCATGCTTTAATCTCTTCAACACTAAACCAGCCATGAGTGTCGTCATCATCACTGTAATTCACCCAATAAAAAATATCGTATTTCGTGTGATACTCTTTCTTCTTGGCTTCCCGTTTTTCCTTGTCATTATAATCAATCCATTTCGCATTACAAGCGATATAATACCCGTGATTGTGACCATATTTCCCGTCACTCTGACCACGATTTTTCTCCTTAATCTTGGTCATGCCGATTTTCTTCTCATAGTCTTCCTTGTCATAATATTCTTTATCGGCACTATACATTTTATCACTGATTTCTTGTGGAAGCCTGTCTTTAATCATGAGTGAAAGCGATGTGCCAGCAAACGGATTATACACTCTGTGATTAAGTATTGCAATCACGACATTCTTATTTTTGAATGCCTCATATAGTTCTTCAAGCCACACTACTTCTTTTTCGCCCATCACACCAACCCCAAAATCACCACCACTCCAAGCAGTTACCATAGGGTCTTTATCCCTGCGATGCTCACTTGGATTCTTGGTATAATATTCCGCACGCCATTGAATATCTTTCTTATAGTTTTCAAGGTCACGTGGAATATGAATTTCTTCGCCTTCACGCCAATACTGATATCCAGTATAGAGAAGCGCAAATTTCTGTTTCTTATATATTTCTTTTTTGAAAATCAGATTGGGGATATTTTTTGTGATGCTACGTGATTTAATACCCATATTTTTCCTACCGCCTTCGGGCATACCGAACCTGCGTTTCAGGTCATCAATTCCCCATTCGTGTTCGGCACAGTAATCGTACCCAAGGGCAATCCCAATCAGTTGTTCACCGCTTTCATCTATGATTATCGAATAATCTTGTGTTGCTCGTCTCATATTAATTATTTTTATTGTTTTGTTTCTTTTATTGAACATGACGGAACTTTCTCTCTAAACTTCAATTCGAGTTTAAGTTCTCTACGATAAAATCTGGAAATGTGTTTCTGGCTATCAAGAATTGCCTGAATGTGGTCATCCGACATGTCTCTTAACAATACCCATTTCAGTGGTTCTTTTCCAGTTTTCCCATATGTTCCCCATACCATCCAATCACGCACTAATTTGCTTTTGAATACTATGTTAACAATTTTCTTTAATGTGTAATTCATAATAATTATTTTAAAAATCATTATATATCTCATTGTTTGTCACCCAGATGCCCATTCCAATTGAAAGCACCAATGCAAGGATATAAATGAATATCACTGCACCCCTTGACGGTTCTACAGTTAGGTAACTAAATTCTTTAAAACTGCGCCTCTCAAATTGATTAAGATTAGCATTTAGATAATCGTAATAATATCTCCAAGTCTCTTCTGTCAACACAGGAGTTTTTGATTTAACTCTGATGATGGTATCAGCATTATTGGGATTTTTTATCGGTAGCACTTCTGGTAATTCTTTACCAGTTTCTCCAAACACCTTTTCTTGTATGTCTTTGGTGACGGGAATAATTGCATTCTTTTTATGTATAACACTGTCCTTATATGAATAGAGGTTAAGCACTTCATTCTTAACTGCTACCGTAAGCACGTCACTATGCGCCCAACTGAATGCATGTGACCACTGTATTTCATTACCCTTCTTACCAATACAAACAACCAACTCATTCTTATTACCCTTCACCCAATAATTTTCCTGATACTGAGCAATTGACATCGGCTTATCCTCAAATACCAGAATCCAGAGTCTTAACTGATTACTCTTACCATATTTACCATTAAGTTTCCTGAAATTTTCCTGTGTTGTTTCACTAACATCACCGCCCAAAATGGTTGGGTATTCCAGACCATTAGTTTTACCAAACCAATTACTTTTCTTATGTTCGGGATATCTGAATAAACCAAGACTATCGACCTGTTCTTCTTTAACCAGTGCGATGTTGAAAATCGTCAGGTCACTGGCTTTCACACGATTTTCATAAGTATGTTGACTTGTATATGCTTTTCGGGTTTCATCCTGACCACCCCAACGAGTCTGATAAATATAAGAGATTTTACCGACACGCTGCCCTTCGAATTTAGTTCCTTTACTCCCAACACATTTGTCTTTCGGAGCATAATTTTCGTGTGAATCCGTGATGGTTTTTTTAGTACCGAACTGCTGAACAAGTTCATCATGTTGTTTCTCAATAATATTAAATTTTTCATTGAGATTGGTTACTGCCCACCAAGACGGTGCGACATCATCCTGATGCGAACAATCGTAATATTCTGTACAGTATTCAGTATTTCCATCACTATCTGTTCCACAAGCATATGTTCTTGAACAAGTCTCATGATGCCAATAGTTATATGGTTCTTCTTCATATACGGCAGTTACTGTCGAACCCCAATACTCGGTAAACATCACACTGGTATGGTCGATAATTACCTTACTAATTACTGTAGCAACCAGTACGACTGCAATTGGAATAAAAAATTCCCACCAAGTAAACTCGTGTTTCTTATATAAATAAAAAATAGTCGTTACTATTATGGGAATTAACAATGCTAAATAAACTGTAGGCATAATTCGTTTTTATTGATTATACGAATATAATAAAATTTTGTTACATTTTAGTCCATTTCTGGAATAAAACCATCCAGAAATTCTGGGTTGGCTGTAAAGGTTGGGCATTCATCAGCAACCCAATTGTTTCTAACATAGCTGCTTTGTGCTTTATCTATACTCATAAACGGTGTTGCCAATAGAACTTCTTGTTTAAAAATAAATCTACCACGTTTTTGCTGTGGTGTGAAGTCGTTCCAGTTCAACCCTTTCTCGTGAATCATGTCTTGCTGCACACTCATGTTCTTACCATTGAGTTCTTTGCTACTGTAAAGACTCTGAGCAACACTTGAAATTGAGTTACGAACGGTATCCTGTTGTCTCCAGATGAAGTAGTTCATTACCTCAGTCTTTGCAGGGATTGTAAAGGTTCTGGCATCGAACTCAGCAAGTTTAATTGGTGACGCATCGTTCGTAGATATTAATTTCTTCAACGAATATCCATTAGCATATTTATCTTCAATATCCCTTCGCATTCTCAACTGATTAAACTTAGCAGTTGCCATGCTTGCAGCAACGCTCACGATTTTCTGAATGTTGCCATCAAACCAAGCATCAGTACCAAGAGCATCGAAGTCCGTCATAAGAATGCTGATTTCATCACTCTGAACAAAGCCAATCTTAGCACCCTGAATATTCTTACAGAGGTAACATGCGGTTGCATCCATATCTTCTATTAGACCAGCATCGAATGGACGTTTTAAATTTTTAGTGTATGTTGAAAAACTGCGACCATCAATACGAATGATGGTGTAAGTTCTTCTGGGTAAATAGATACGGGTTCGATTTTCATAGTTCCGTTTTATGCGGTCCCCAAGTTCATCTTTCATAATATATTATTTAAATTTCCAAACATAATTTTTATGTTGTTTTCTTATTCCTCTACAACATTCAGAAATTGCAGAAGCACTATAATTTAATGTTGTTTTTATTTGTTGTCCCGACTCCCATTCACGTACAAATTTATTATTTAAATCATATTGGATTATTTTCTTTTTAGTATTAATCGGCTTCCACTCAACACCATTACGATTAAAATGATTTTTTATTCCATTTATAGGTACTTTATATTTTTTCGATAATTCATATAGGTTTAAATTATTTTTTAAATAATCATCTATTATTTCTGGATAAATCTCCTTATAATAATTAATCCCATTTAATTCAATATTTTTATTAATATATGGTACTTCTAACCATTTCTGAAGATAATCATTAATTGGACAATCACCAATATAATTTAAAAATGATTTAACTTTTTTTCTTGGAATAGTAACTAAAAATTGTTCATCTGTTTTTCTTAGTGGTTTTGCTTGAAATTTATTTAGTTTTTCACATAAAAATTCAACTTCATTAAACGTGAATGAATTGGTGTGTAATTTAATATAACCATGAATTCTTTCCAATTCTCCATCACCAACATACCACATTAATAACGACACATTATCAAGTTCTAAGTCATGCGGTATTATTTTAATACCATCATTATAGAAGCGAGTATGTTGTTCTGTAAACATCGGTAATGCTTTGGTTCTAAAAGAATAATTTACATATGTTTTTTCAGTTCTTTTATCAAAAATTTCCCTTCTTTTAATTTCCTTATAATTATTAGTAGAATAATCAATAAAAAAACTATGGATAAATTTTGTGTGTTGGCATGATGATGAACCATAACAAAATGAAGCGTTCTTGCCATTTTTGGGTAATTCGATGTGACCATCACCCAACAAACACCCCTCAATAACCTTCTGTATATTTATGGAATCATTCATATTAGATTCTTTTCCATAAATACACAGAAATTATGAAAAAGTTACTTCTGTCGCCTAATTCGTCTTTCATTTCTTATAGTTTTTATTCGTTTTACTTCTTCTTTATTCATAGTAGTTGTAATCTGTCTATCTCCAGACAGATACGCTTTATATGCATCATCTACTTTGCGATTAGATTGATAAGACTTTGCGAATTTCGCAAACTCTAACATGTCTTTACGTGAGTATCGTCCCATTATTCATCAGATAGTTTATCTAAATATTTCTTTTCAATATCTCTCACCATGCCAGCACTCTCAAAGTCCTGTCCATAAACCAATAACATTTTCAATTCTTTGATTTTCGGCAGTAATGCTGACTGTATCTCTTCTACTGTTGAATTCTTTGCTTCTTCTACTGTCATTTCAATTTGCTTTGAAGTTTTTGTTTAAAAAGTTTAACCGTTACACCACCAATGGCTTTGCCAACGGCAGTTGACTCCACGATTTCATCCCTACCTTCACGATATACGTCTTCAATCATGGCTTTGATTATATCACCCATTGCTTCCATGCTGACATCAGCAGGGAATTTCTGAAGCACGTGTTCAAGCCTGAGATTAGTCACCCATTCTTCAGCAATTTCCTTGGCATCACTCAAAACCTTGAGTTGTTCAGGATTTACTTCACGCTTAGTCTTGGTTTCCATTTCTTCATCTGGTTTATACTTACAGATGACCCTCTCACCATTATTGGTGCGCATTTCAATAAGTGGTCTGAGCACAATACCTTCACGTTTCTTAGGTTCAGTAATACCGTTACGAACTGCTTGAACACTTGGTTCATCTCTTTCAATCTCAAGATTTTTTAAATCCACAAGAATTTTGGTGTAATGCACAAACTCAATACCGAATTGCTGACACACATCTTCGGCATTTGGCACATTAAGCCACACGTGACCAACCTTAACATCAAACCCAATGAACTTAGACACTTTACCATAGGTATGTGACATACCCTGACATTTACCAGCATAGTGTTCACCGAAAATAACAGCGTCTTGGTCGGGGAAAATTGCTTCGAAACAGGCTCTGAGATGGTTTTCATCAAACAACGACAGAAACAACTTGTGGTTCTCACCAGTGAAGTAATTGATTTTGTCTTCTTCGAATTTCCAACCAATATGTGCAGACGTGCCATGAATTTTTTCCATAGCGTAGCATTCCTTAAATAAAAGGATTGTCTGGTCTTTATAAAGGTTGTCTATATGCAGGTAACCCATTCTATTTCAATTAATTATGTTAATAAAAACTGGTTTTGTCTTCATCAAACCAGCAAACTTAGGTTTACGAAATTTTTCCTACCTGTCGTTCCTTCTTTAATCTGGCATCCAGACCTCGTTTAAGAGGCACGTTATCCGACATTTCAACACGTAGCCACCGTGTTAGGATTCGAGCGAGAAGAGAGATTCGAACTCCCATGATTAGTATAGACTGTCATGCACGTCAGGCTTGTCTAATCACATCTACCAACATCTTTCAATGGCGAATTCTCGCAACCTAAAGAACTATTCTTGAGTCTTCTTGGGAAACAATTCAACATCGTTGTCCTGACCAGTACGGAATGCGTCTTCGGTTTTCGAACTGGTAACCAGTTTGATTTCCAAATCTGCTTTACGACTAAGAACCAAACTATTGGGGAACGTGACTTTCATTGATTTAAGTTCCCTATCGATGTCGATAAGTTTCTTTTGTTCCATAGTGAACGCATTACGACTGCCTTCGATGGTATTCATTAATGTCTTATAAAGACTTGCATCGAATTCTGGGTTTGCTTCCGTCACCCATTTCATAAGGGTTTGTTGACCTGCACCAGCATCGTTTTTATAACGGGCATCCATGAGTTCAACATAGATTTCCCTGAAACCTTCTTTGTACTCTGTGGTAACGCCAGCCTGTTGCTGAATTGTTTTCCATGTGTTATCGAATACGACTTCACTGTTCTGTTGAAATGCTTTACCACTAACAAATTTCTTGTTATAGGTGTTGCTAAGACCAATCGCCCAAATGACTATTGATACAATAATAATACCTGCAACTCCGAGACCAATAATTTTACCCATTTTCATTTTTTTTAATTAATATTGTGTTTACTTCCAATTATACGACAAATATAGTAAAATGTTACAACAAATTCGCAATATATTTAATATTTTCTTTACTTTTTTCCATTTCAGTTTGAATTAGTTTAGATAATACTACTCTTTTTTCATCAGCATATGCAACTTTCTCTTTAAAAAATAGTTCAAGAAGTGCCACAAGATTCTTTGGTGGTGTGAGTTTATTGCGGATATCAGCACCAACTTCACCTGCTTCAATCAAGTCGAACTCCACGAGTTCAACAGTTTCCCAATCCAATTCAAGACCTTCAAAGTAGTCATTATTTTCCATATATTCTTTCAACCCTTCCAGAGTACCTGACTCTGGATATAACTTAGGTGTCGCTGATGTGAATACTTCAACACCAGAACCTATGTCTTCAATATGAACAAATTCTTTGAACTTATTAAATTCTTCTTTATAACGTAATGCTTTGACTTTCATTGTTTTCAAATTTTAGTTTTTTCATTGCTTTAACATAACCAGCAGCCAGTGAACACCTGATAATAATGGTGAAATATATTCTCGGATTTGTTTTCTTGCCAATTTTCGGTATTATTTTATCTGGGTCGAATTTCTTTGCCCCTTCATAACATGCAAGATACGCTTGCATGTTACAATCTTCTCTGATTTCACTGCTGGGAAAAACAGGTATCCTTTTAACGAATACGTGTTCAATCAATTCCATGAACAAATCACTGAGATTATCAGTGAATTCATTGGTTGCTTTCCATACGATAAGGGCATCGTATAGTTTCTTTTCGAATTTCTCAAGGTCTTTTATCATGAGTATAAATTATTAAATTCTTTTTCGGTCAGGAAACCCTTAAGAGTATCATGATGACTACCTTCGACATCATGTGCCATTACAACTCGTTCATCAACATTAATGGCATCGATTTCCATTTTATGATAATCCATTTCACCGCCTCTGGGTTGTGAATCATAAATGATGTCACCAATTTTGAGTGCTTTCCAACGCTTTTGTTCTTCGACAAAGCGTATCATAATTTCACTAAATTCTGCTGGTTTCATATTATTTTCTTTTTAGTCTAAAACTTTTTCCTTCTTTTTTGGCTCTGGTTTTCCATGCCTCAATAATTTCTAACCCAATGCGTTCTGCCATAAGTTCTGCATCAACACAGTAGGGTAAATCTTTATGATTAATGTTTTTATCGTTAGCTGTTGCCACACCGTACCAGATGTTCTGCCCTGCCTTTCCCAGACCATCAATCTGTTTCAACTCAACCTCGACAACCAGTTCTTTCTGTTCCCTGTCAAGTGTGTATTTCTGAATATATGTGCCCTTGAGTTTCAATTTTATTTAATATCGTGGAGTGCATTTGGGACATGGACAACTAATAAAATGAATGCATGACGAACCATCTTTTTTAATACCAGTACCTAAACATTCGGGACAATTATCATGTAAACAAGGTTGCCAATCATTATTTTGAATATCAGCAATTGCTTCCAAATGTTTCTTTTGCCTTTGTTTGAGGTCTTCTTCGTATTCTTTTCGTTTTTTATTCATAATTATATACATTTTAACATATTTTGAATATCAACAATTGCTTCCTGTGTTTTCATCAAATCTTCTTTATTGTCGTCACCAATACTACAAACAGGATGTGGGTATTTCTCCCTGACTTCCTTGTTAGTGGGGAAACCACAATCCCCACTACTTTGCTCCCATATGCATTGACCACTATAACACATTACAGTTCAACTCTGAAACGTTCACCCACTGGAAATCTGGGTATGCCATACTTGGTATAACCCTGAAACTTCACCGTGAGGATTTTCCCAATTACCAGTGATGGCTCATCAGCGTATTCTTTAAGTTTACCCATATCACCTTTGAGTTTACAATCGAAGGTCTTGCCTTCAGGGATTGGTTGTTCGTCTCTATATTTTTCACAGATGAATACGGCTTTACCTGCCATACTGCCTTTTGTACCAACTTTAATATCGACAATACGGAATTCGTCATCATCAAATTTTTTGAGTTTTTGTAAGCCATAGGAACGCTTATATTCGTAGGGACTATCAAAGTTCCTTACCATACAACCTTCATAACCACGAGCAAGGCAATCATCGAGATATGCGTATAACTCGTCTTCGTCATTAACAATAACAGTTTCTACAAGATGAACAGGTGTGCCCTCAAACACCGATGCCATGTTTTTCAGAATTAAATATCTGTCGTAGTTCGATAGGTTCGGCAACGCCAAATCATATACGTGATACTGCACGGCTTCATAACCCTCTTTAGGTTCTTCTTGACGAATAAAAGACGTTAGGTCTTCGAAGTTATTGCGGTAGTCATGGTTGTAGAGTTCACCATCGAAACGGTCAGCAAGACCACAATTCTCCAGTGCTTCCACGATATGTGGAATACTTAGAATCGGCTTGCGAGTCCTACTCCACATGGTAACTGCACCATCACCGTATTGACTTGTACACCTGTGACCATCCAACTTCGGTTGTGCGAGTGCAGGGTATTTGATTTTGTGACCCTGCTCCGCAAACTTATGTGCAAGAATCGGGAACACACCACCTTCAATAACATCATCGGTTACACCAGCCTCTGCATCTTCAATGGTTTGAGCATAACCTTTTTTGAGTTGTTTCTCCCATCTGGCTTTGGCTTGTGCCTGTGCTTGTTCCAGAATGGTGGTTTCATTGGCTTTACCAACGTTTTTACCTTCAGTTATTGTTTCACGACTCTCTTGAATCTTACCACCAACCTGACCATACTCATTTACAATCGTTACTTCGGGATAGAAGGGGGTTACTGAAACCCATACTTTCCATTCTTGAATCTTACCAGTACTCGTTTTTTTATAGAGTTTTGGAAGGTTTTCGTGATTATTTTCCATAATTATTCTTTTTGTTTCTAATTTCTTATACGAATTTTATTATTAATTGTTACACTTTTTTTAAGTATTCGTGAAACCATCTGTACAACATGTACGGATATATTTTGTGGTCTGCAAACCCATAGAGTCCGCAGGAAAAGAAATCATGACATTCAATAACGAAAGTATCACAATAATTAAAAACACCAACATCCAATGTGTATGCAACTGGTGCTAATTTATAATCTTTAATCATCATTTCGATATGTGATAGGTTCGGAAACATGGTAAAATCACCACTGTAGTTCTGTAATCCAACAAGTTTTCCTTTATAAACAAAACAACGCCATTCACTTTCAATATCAATTAGTTCTGAAAACTGATAATTCCCTTCTGGTAATGGATATTTATTATCAATAACCATTTTAAAACCTTTAATATTGTCATTGGATTTAACGAATCGTTCATCCAATATATCATCCATATCGTAATGAGGACCGTTAAAAATTCCACGGTCAACGAAACCAAATAATTCCTCTGGAACATTAACAGGTTTCGGTATTGCTACACCGAAACGTTTCATCCATGACAACACGAACTCCACGCTTCCAACGGGTACATAATGCTCGTGAAATGGTTTAAAAAACCAAACGTTATCATTGGCAAGACAATTGACATATTTTATTGTTACGGCATTCTTGTCCTGCTGTAACCAATTTTGATATCGAGCACTTTCCAGTAATGTAAAACTGAAATCGTGCCTGATTTCACTGTTAATTTTTTGAATTAAGAATCTCATTTTATTCGTCTTTAAATCCTTCATCTGACCAAGTACCGTGTTTGGAATCGATTCCACAATATGTCCCGATTTCATTGAATTTCACTGTTCCTGAATCTCCACCAATCGTGACTGGAATATCTTCTGGAACTTGGTCAAGACATGTAACTACTATATCTCGTCTTGTATTAGGGTTTTCATACCTGTCACATTCAACAGCGTATTTCACCATATCCAAGTCCAGTACAGATTTTCTGAATTCGCCTTGAAATCCCTGAATATTGGTTTCATTGGGATTATCAATAATATATGAGGTATCGAGTTCCGTGTTGGTCATGTGACCATTTCCATGACGACATTGATATGCTCTGGTCACGTAATAGGTTCTGATATTGGCTCTGAAATCAATTTCTTTTATAAGTTCCAAGGCATTCTTTGCCGTACAGTTACTTCTGGTCACATTGGGGTAGAAACCGTAGTCCATGTCAAGCATGATTCCCTGACCACCTTCGAAAATAAAATTATGGTCATGCAGTCCCTTGAGTCCATCACGGATTCTATATCGTGTAACTAAATCATCACAAGCGACAAGAAAATCTATATAAATTTTTCTTGTTGTTGTGTTCTGATGTGGTTTGGTTGGGTCGAAATTCAACCCGTAATACTTGTCAATGATATTTTTGAGTTTCTGGTCACGAATTTCGGGATACAGTAAGTCACGCATGTACAGGTGATACTTGTCTTCATTCCTTTGGATTGTTTGACCAAATCCCACACCAACACTGCCGTGATTGTTTTCATTCTCGTTTTTATGATTTTGTAATATGTCGAAAGGGGTGGTCACCATTGAATTAGAATCATAATACACCACGGGATTGAGTCCCATTTCACGCAAAACAGTTCCTTCTTTCAGAACACCCGTTGGACTTACTGTGCAGAATTTAGACCAGAATGTCGGTACGTCTCGAAGCGTACCTGAACCGAAATTCGAAAACACGTGACGTTTATTACCAATAACAACGGTGTGCCCGACTTGGTGACCACCGTTAAATCTTACTACCATTGGATTTTTTTCTTGTGAACACAGATAATTAACGAAAGCACCTTTACCCTCGTCACCAAAACCTAAACCCAATACAATTAATATCCTCATATTATTTTCTATAAATTTTATCCAGAATATATATTACATTGAAGAACCCAAGTCCTGCAATTATAAGAAGTATATCACCTTCACGTTTAAAAATCATGTTCAAGACAATTGCAATTATGACCAGAATTGCGAAAACGTATGCTTTATTGATTTTTCTCATACGCAATTATACGAAAAGAAATTGGATTTGTTACAAAAAAAAGGGACATATTTTTTACACATGTCCCTTTTGTCTCAATTATGTCCCTGTTATAATTTAATTACACCGTCATCACTTGTCGATACAATCGAACCCTGAACAACTGTTGCCAAAGCCGTGGTAACGAGTCCAGCAGTCTTAGCATCGAATTTACTGGTAACGTCAGCGATATCGACACCGTGTTGAACAGCAATCAGAGTTGCAATTGTTTCGCAAACCGCATTGTAGTCATCGAGAACAATGAGTCTTTCACCAAGCATCTCTCTCCAATAACCCAAAACATCTGGGTCATCCCTGTAACTGGCTTCGTTGATGTGGATGTGGTACACGTTATACAGTCTCTGCGCTTCTTCGAGAAGTTGCTTGTCGTTGAGTTCCTCTGCCTGTGTGTAACCAAGAAGTTCTTTCAAAACATCGACATCGAGTTTATCCCAACTCTTTTCATCACCGATTGTGAAAAGGAAACCTTTTTCATTACGTTTCTCAAAACAATCAATACTGGTGTGACGACCAGCAACAAGCCAAGAAAGTAAATAACTCTCACGGTTCTGACCACCACCATTACCTTCAATGAAGACACTGGTAAGCCATTTGTCGAGTTCTTCTGTACCTGCTTCGAATTGACCTAATTGAAGTGGAGACCTATCGCTGTGATGGTCACCGATTGCACCAAAAAGGATTTGAGGATGTTCAACACCATTGTCAATAATGGTGTTCATTAATGCACCGAGTTTCTCCTGTGCAATTGCGTGGGGAATTCTACCCATACTACCTGTAACATCAAGCCATACCATTACAGCTAATGATGTGGGGTGAGCATCACTGTCACGTGCTTCTCTAATTCCAAGGTTAACGGGAGTCATGTCGCTGCTCATACTTCTTGAGAAGATATCGTCAGCACTTTTACTTGCATAACCCTTACTCGAAGTAAGGTTAGTGTATGCATCACTTGACCAATTGCTATATCCCATGATTAAGCAGGTGTTTCGGTTTCAGTGTTATCGGTAACTTCTTCAGTAGTTTCAGCTACTTCCTCAGTTACTTCTTCGGTGGTTTCAGCAACAGTTTCTGGTGCTGCATCCATCTCTTTTGCCATCTCTTCAAAAGAAGCGGGGTTTTCTTTGTTAATTCCCATAATTTCAAATTTTAATTATTAATAATTATTTATATAAAACGTTTCAGAGTACAAATATACGAAAAACTTTTTAATATGTTACAATAATTTCACTCTTTTTTCTTAATTTCCTCTTCTCCAATTCATTAGGTGTATAAAACCATTTAGCATATGTTCTTGGTAAATTATAGTTGTTATCATTTTCTTCACCATACATGTAATGCAAATGAGGGTTGCCTTGATTATCAATTATGGTAAATGTGTCTTCGTTGTCGTGTTCATTATAAACCACATCATACCAATCACCAGCCACCAACATTCTATTATCACGTTCTACCTTAACTGGTGGAAACAAACTTTCATCCCAATAAAAGGGTTCACCAATTATGAGTGAACGTTTACATAATACTCTGTCGGGTTTTATCATAATTTAAAATGTTACAAATCCAATGGATAAAATTTCTTTTCAAAGTTTTTTGCAAGCAATTCTCTGTATTGAGCATAATCTTCAACCTCGCATTGGTGTTTGGTCAGAAGGAATGTCAATATCTCTTGATGCACGTCAGCATCTCGCTTGAGTTTAGTACCTGCTGCACTCTTATCTCCTAACAAATATAGTGCAATTTTCTTACAGAGTTCTAAATCAATATCCTGAGTAGCAATCTTTTTCATAAATAACGTGGTGGGATACCACATTTTATACCTTGCACTAATGGTTTCAGCTTTCTTATCCAAAGGGTTCATATGGTAGAACGAAGTCAGTATAATGCCGTGAGTTTCAGGCACTACGAAGACCGTTGTGGGGTTCATACCCATGTGAGAGTACCCAATGTTCCTAAACCATAATATAATTTCGAACATCCTACTAAAGAGCCAGTTAACATGAATTTGGGGTAATTTCTGTCCAGTAAGTGGAATGCCACGGTCTTTTAAATTAATGGTAAGACTGTCGGTTTCCAGTATCATACTCTCTGGTAGATACCTGTGGAAACCAACTGACGCTTTGTCAGACTTTGACTTCAATATTTTGTAGTTCTTGACAGATTTCTGAATCAATTTGCGATTATCATTGGTAATTTGATACACGATTTTCTTTTCGAAGACTTTGAAGTCACCAGTTTCGTCTCGGTATTGCACACCGTTTTCCAAAACGTCTTTATAATAATTCATTTTCGCCATTGCATTGCTTGCATTGGGTTGACCACACATGTCGGGATGAATAAGCCTACTATATGATTTATATGTGGATTTCCAATCCCCACTAAATAGGTCTTGTGGTTTGTTTGATTTAAGTACCTTCTCAATTACTTCGATGTCTGTCATATCGGTTTATTTGTTATATTCTAACCAAAGTTCGTATTCTTCAAGTGTGGTTGATGCTTTACATTCATCATTCCTACACATATATTTTTGAAAATAACTATTCCAGTAACTCAACTCCCCACAACTTGGACAAAGGATGATAGTTTCTTTTGGTAATTTATCTGCCATTTCTAAAATGTTTCGTGTGTAAAAAATCTTTTTATTTTATAACATGTGTTGGGTGTTAACCCACTGTAATTATCGGTTTGAAAAAAATTGTGTTGTTGCCAGAGCAACATGTCGCTGTCATCATCAATAATTGCGTAGCGATGAAAATCATAATAATTAATACCAAACCATTGCATGCAATTATCTTTAAGCCAATTAAGTATTTCAACACCCCTGATACGGTCTTCACTGTGACCAGTTTTACTGATAATTGTAAAGGTAGCACCACAATAGTTGAAGATTTTCTGAAGGTCTTGTACCGATTTACCACCACGCATACTTGCGCTAAGTACAACAGCACTATTTGTTTCCTCACACAAACTATTCAACCAATTTATTCGTTTATCGTCCATTTGTGATTTATAGTAATCAAGCCGACTAATCTCTTTTTTCTTAACGATTTTTCGCAGGTGTTTCTTTATTACCTTATATAATGGTATGTTATCATAACGTTGGATATGCTTGAAATGTTCTTCATAAAAAATTTGACAGTTGAGAACACCATCAATGTCAAGAAAAATGATATTCCGTGGTGGGTTATATATTCGAAAATTGAATTTATTTTCCATAATTTAATTCCCTGAGAAGATTCCTAATACTGTGTCTGGCACTGTGATAATGCTGACCATTTACATCAGCACTGCGTTGTTTATCTGCCAGTGCTTTCTTGATAATTTCCCAATATTCGTCACTTGTTGAAGGAATTATGTGTTCCTCTCTGTGACTGTTTTTAATCCAATCTTCCAATTTGAAATGGATGCATTCTGCAACATCACTACTATACATTCCAGTAAGAGGAGCGGGACGCATAAACATATCACTTCCTTCGTCATCCCTAATAAGATATCTTACAGGAAATTCCTCATAAAACATTTTTTCATCGGCATCAAGTTGTACTTGGTGTTCTTCGAAAGTGACAACACCAACAACTTCACCACAATACCATTCGAAAGTACCTTTCAATTCCTTTTTAAATTCTTCAAGTTCTTCAGGGGTATCGAAATAAAAGTCATTTTTTATTTCCCATGTAGCTGGGTTGATACCAACGCTGGGGTCACCCGGGGCGGTAACGTAGAATCCCGTAACTTTATTGATTTTTTCCACGTTCTCGGTAATTTTTTTATAGATATTCATAGTTCTTTTTTTATCATTATACGAACTTTCGTTGGGAATGTTACAATTATTCCGCTTTTTTTGTGCATTAATTACAAATTGTGCACCAGCACGAAAACATTCAAAAGGTGTGTCTTGGTCAAGTGGTTCACCTTCAACATTTTCTTTATAATAAAGCATCGCTGCTCCGTCAATTACATTTTTTTCCATAACGCAAATTTAATTAAAATTTTCAATATTACAATACAATAGTATTTATTTTTTTGGTCAGGATTGTAACAAATCAGAAAATTATTCGTATAATTGCAAAATAAAAAAACGAAATGAAAAGAAATTTTATATATAAATTCGCAATATTTGTTACGGTATTCGTGTTTCTAACAAGCATGGGTACTCGTAACGAATTTATTCTTACTGCACCTAAAATCAGACCATTATATGACAATATATGGGGTACGATTTATCACGCAGAGGCAAGGCAGTGTGATGCAACACCAACTATTACTGGTGACGGGTCAAGAATTAACCCATATAAAGCCAGTGAGCACAGATGGGTTGCCATTAGTCAGGAAATGCTGGATTGTGAATACCGTATGAGATTATTGAATGACAGCACGTCTGTTTTATATAAAGGCAAAATTGAATATGGTGATACTATTTGGATAGCAAGTCCATACCAAACAATTAATGGGTGGTGGATAGTTCATGATACCAAGAATAAAAGATATAGGAATAGTATTGATTTTCTACAAACCAAAGGTGATGGTAATTTATATAATAATAACCCAATGTGGGGTGGTAGATTTGATAGTATTCAAATTTATACTCTCGATGATGCCGAAAGATTGGGTTTAGTACATCCAACAACTTAAATATTGATAAAATGAGTGATTCAGGCTGGGCATTAATCGGAATGGCATCCTTTATTATTATTGGATTTATCTATGTTTATTTAAAAGTAAACGGAATTTTTAATAAATTCAGAAAAAAGAAAAAATGATGGAACTTAACTTGAAAGCATTTAGCGAATTTGCAAGAGCAGCACATGATGCTGCTAATTGTAAATATGATGGTAAAAACTATTATACGCACGTAAAAATGGTTGAAGACGGTATTGATAAGTACGAAACCGTATTTAAATCACATATAGATTATCGTATAGCACGTGCTGGTGGTAGTGGTCATGACCTTATCGAAGACGCACAATTGACTTTCAATGATATTAAGGAAGCCTCAAACAGACGTGTTGCACAAATTGTATTGGCAGTCACTGATGTTCATGAAGAAAACCGCTTATTGCGTCATCTTTTTACTATGGGTAAAACAGTGAAGGATTATATTGCAATCATTGTAAAGATGGCTGACATGCGTGCAAATGGTCTTTACAGCAAAGAGCATGGTGGTCGCATGTATGATGTTTATGTTGAAGAATATCTATACCGCAGACCTATTTTCATAAAGGCGTTAAATTGGTACGTGAGACATCTTGATGCCGAAACTCTTGAAATGTTTTGGATAGAACTTGACGAGATTCATGGTTACAAAAAGATTAATAAGGAGTAATAATGACAAGAGAAACTCTGAAGGTGACGTGGAAAATAGTCAGAAGAAAAGGATATGGGAGAACTCCTGAAACCTATTGCTCATATATCGTAGAGAATGAAAAGAGAAAACATCGATTAAGGACAAATATTGGAACAAAATTATTTGATTTATTAAATAATATATATGTTTCAAAAAGCGGTGTTGCGGAAATCCAAATGGATGGTATGTATATTGGTGATAAATTAATGTATGTTTGTAATTTCAGAAAAACAAAATAATACTTTCTTGCTTTTCAGGCTAACATGTTGTACATTTACACCAATATTTATAAATAATAGATAACATATGAACTACACAGACGTAATGCTCGACCTCGAAACAATGGGCAAAAAAAGTAATTCGGCACTGGTCTCTATAGGTGCTGTGGAATTCAATCTAATGGATGGTGGTAAGACTGGTAGGGAATTTTATAAAGTCATTGACCTTCAATCCTGTCTGGATGTAGGATTAGAAGTTGAAGCCAGCACTATTTATTTCTGGCTACAACAAAGTCAGGCTGCACGAGACGCTATCTGTAAGGATAATAAAACTCTGCTACCAACTGTTCTTCATATGTTCAGTGTTTGGATGGAAGACTGCATCCAACATGTAAACATCTGGGGGAATGGTGCTCGTTTCGATATTGGTTTAATGGAAGACGCATACCGAGCCTGTAAAATGCCAAATCCTTGGTACTTCAGGTCTGAAAGAGATGTGAGAACATTGGTTAGTTTTGCACCAAATATTAAAACAAACCTTCCCTTTGAAGGGATAGAACATAACCCGATTGACGACTGCAAACATCAAATCAGTTATTGCACAGCCACTTGGAAAAAATTAAATACAAAATAAATTATGGAAAACCTAACAACAGAAACCTTTAAGGAAAAAGTGTTTGACTATATACTGAACAAAGAATGGTCGTTTAAGGGCAAGAAACCCGCAATAATTGATTTTTATGCTGATTGGTGTGCACCATGCAAAATGATTGCACCTATTCTCGAAGAACTCGATACTGAATACGAAAACGTTGATTTCTATAAAGTCAATACCGAAGAACAAATTGAATTGGCTGCGACATTTAGAATTCAAAGCATTCCTGCAATTCTTTTCATACCATTAGTGGGTCAACCTCAAATGGCATTGGGTGGTCAATCCAAAGAGAATTTCAAACAGGGAATTGCTGAAGTACTTTTGGGTGAAAAGAAAGAAGAAGAATCACCAGAATAGGGTGATAATTATAAGTGTTGAAGGGTAGGAATTAATTTTCTTACCCTTTTTTGTAACATATTAATTTGTTTTTCGTATAATTACAAAACAAAGATTATAAAATGGCAAAACGTGTTTCAAAAATTAGTCCTGAAGAACATCAGAAATCTTTAATGGAGTCAGCAATACGTGATAGTGAAAAATTAATAGCACGTGGTGCACTTCCCATTCCACCAAAACATAGAAAATTCAAAATTGGTGAGCGTGTGCGATTTGGTGCTCATAAAGAGACTTACATTCGTGAAATATTTAGGGACGGCATGTATTATCGTGTTGAAAGCGTTGGTGTTAAACGTGATAGGGATAAACCACCACAAAATGAACAACATGTATTGGAGTGGCACAATCTTTTACCACTCATAGATAAAGGGACTGCTTTTCGTCAGGAAGAAAAATATTATATCAGAATGCTTAATTCTGGAATCGCTTCTATATTACAAATGGTATATCACTCAGGTGTTGATATGGAAGTCGAGTATCAACGTGAACATGTTTGGAGTAAAGCTGATAAAATTGATTTAATTGATAGTATTTTCAATAACATCGATATCGGAAAATTTGTTTTTGTTCAACGTGACTTCAGTACTGAAGGCGCACTTTATGAAATTCTTGATGGTAAACAAAGACTTACGGCACTTACAGAATTCTATGAAGACCGTTTCAAATACAAGGGATTTTACTTCTCCGAGTTATCTGGATTGGATAAAAATAAGTTCGAAAACCACGGAATTGCATACGGATATTTGGAAAATCCAGATAAGCGTGCTATATTTGAAACATTTATTAAACTTAATACTTGTGGAAAGCCGATGGCAAACAAGCATATTAATCATGTTAAAAAATTATTGAGTGAACTCTAAGTACCACATTTTCTTAGATATAGACGGGGTGTTAGCCACCTCGCATCAATATTATACCAATCGAAAGAAATGGCATGAAATGTATGATTGCTACCGCTTTGACGAGAAATGTGTAAAGGTTTTCAATGAGATTCTCAGTAAAATAGACCCTGTTATTATATTGTCAAGTGATTGGAAAGAGAAATACAGTATTGAAATCATGAATGAGATTTTCAAATGGAATGCCGTGAATGCCGTGGTTACTGATATTACATCAAATCTTTGGGGTGTTAAGTTTAAGTCAGTTGCTCAATTGCAAGACTGTCGTGCAGATGAAATCCTATTGTATGTTCATGAACACCAGATTGAAAACTGGTTGGCGATTGATGACCTTGATTTAAGTCCTTGGATTGATGCAAATCATTTCGTTTGCACACCAAGAGCAAATGAAGGAATTAAACAAAGTGGTGTAAAAAATAAAATTCTTAATATATTATTAAATTAAATCAAAATGAAAGACGAAAAACTGAAATTAATGCTAAACAAGGTGGTTGAATATAACAACCCAAAAGCGCATGGTGGTAGAGGACACAATTTTAAGGCGTTCCTTTATAAAAATCATCGTGGGTACTACTTCAAAGTGGTTGAGATTATCACTGGTACTGATGTCGCCTTCAATGATATCATCTATCTCCAAGACGGAGATGAAAAATTCCTTGTTGTTGCCGACAAACCCAAACTGATGCGAATCAGTAAGAAATCATGGCATTACAGATTACTACAATACGTGCTCAAAGACAATGTTCCAACCCCTCATGACATGCAGAACGGCTGTCCATATTTTTGGTTGGTGTTGTTTTCAATGCTTGTTGTGCCATTCATTGTGATTTTTAAGACAGTTAAATGGGTGATTTTCCTAATTCCCGAAGCACTATTTTGGGTGCTGGAACAAATGGTAAATAGTTGGCTTGCTGGACTCGATGACGAAGCAGCATACGAATTCGAATATAATGGCAGATACGGTAAGACCAAAATGCCGACAACAGCCAAGATATTCTTTGATAAGACTGATGATGATTTTTTCCAGTTGTTCTTGTCAAAGAAATATAAGGTTAAGAAAAGCGACCCAAAATATGCTGAAAAACGAGCAGAAATCGAAGGAAAGTGGAAAGTATGGCGTGAAGACCTCGATAAGAGACGTGAAGAACAAGAGGCACGTAATAGTGAAAAGGAAAAGGAAAGACGTAGGTTAAAGGAAATTCACGACCAGAAACGCAGAGAATCCGAAGCCAGATGGGAAAAGAGAATGCAGCCAATTGAGGAAGGTTTTGCCAATATCGGTGCTTGGTTCAGGAAGACCTTTACCGTAGAAAGGGGTAGGAGAAACATGATTGTCAAGAGAACCAAACAATTTGTTGGTGCTGTTGTCACGCTTGTCGTACTTACTGCAACATTCTTCGCAGTGAATTACATTTCTCTGGCACTCATGGTTGCTGCTGACTGGTGTATCGCTAATTGGTTGGTATTTGTTGTACTGGCACTTATTGGAATTGGTTGTGGTGTTCTTTATCTACTTTATGTCCTGATATCAAGTTGGGGTCAAACCGTTGTTAATAAGTATAATCGTGGTAAAAAAGTCTGGTATATCGAACCCCTTATATATCTTGTATGGTATCCCGTGAAGTATCTGGCTATCGCCATTGCATTTGTTGTGGTCAAAATTATCTGGGCAATCATTAAATTCATTTTCTACACGTTGCTATTCAATTGGTTCTTAAAGCCTATTGGTCTTTTCATCGGTAGAGGATGTGTTACTCTTGCCAAAGGAGTTATTGGAAGTACAGGTATATTCGGAGAGTATTTCGGGGCGAGTTACAGTGATTTCTGCCCGGGTCTCGAATGGGTTGATTTCGATGAAGACTAATTAATAACGTTTAACCTAAAAAGCAAAAAGTCATGAAAATATTTATTTTAGCAATACTTGTAGTTTCTATCATATCTCTGTGCTTCTTCAAAAAGAAGTTCTGGGAGAACCGATACTTAGTCTTATTGTTCATTGGTGGTGTGGCACTCGTTGCCACACTCACCAGTAACTATGCCACTCGTAACAAACTCGGTACGAAAGTGGAAACCATTTCAAAGAAATCTGTTATAGTTTTCGGAGTAAATACTTCTTTAATTGATAGTACCTATTTTACTCGTGATGACGAGTTAGGGTTCAAGGAACATCTGAATCAGGATGACAGTACCAAAGCATGTGCTTATTCTCGTCACCTATTTTATTATAACAGTGATGGTAAACTCTGTGTTGGATTTGCAGTAAAAGATGACCTGAAGAGTAAACTTTGGACTAATGTTTATATCGCCCCAAGTACCTCAGACAGCCTTGCATATTATGCAAAAGAAAGGCAGTATTATAACGACAGGTCAAGTAAGTGGATTGCCAATATCAGTCTTCCCTATATCAAGACCATTAATTGTCTTTATTTACCACCAACTGAGTATTCTGCAATACCAGATTCATTAATCCGTGAAATACCGTTTTAATTATGAAAACTAACTTAGCAGAGATTCTCTGGAAAAAAGAGTTAATTCATTGGAATCGTCTTGGACAGATGTTCAAGAAATTCAATGGATGGGTTAGTAAATTAACCTTCGGGATAATCGTAGCCACTCTAATAATAATTGCACATTATGTTTTTGCGATAATGCACACCCTCTTTGAATTATTTCTCTGGGTGTTCTTCAGAAAGGCATTCCGTGCTAACTTACAAAAATTAGCATTAAAAGTATGAGTTTATTTGTTGTAGACGTAGAATCAGACGGTGGTATTATTTCATATCACAGCATGGTGTGTTTTGGTGTAGTTAAACTCACACCAGAACTCGACACCACCTTTTATGGACAAACCAAGCCAATATCTAATAATTACATAGAAGAAGCACTTGCAGTAAGTGGTTTCAGTAGAAAAGAACATCTGAAATTCGATGACCCTGTAGATGTTATGAAAGAATTTGCAGAGTGGCTCAACGAGCATTCCAAAGGTAGACCGATTCTGATTTCAGATAATAATGGTTATGATGCTTCTTGGATTAATTATTACTTTCTTCTATATTATGGTAAAAACCCCTTTGGATGGTCATCAAGACGAATTGGTGACCTGTATTGTGGTATGAAAATGGACACATGGGCAAGTTGGAAGAAACTCCGTGTCACCAAACACACTCATCATCCTGTTGATGATGCAATGGGTAATGCAGAAGCATTGCTTAAAATGAAAGAAATGGGTTTAAAAATTGATACCAACTGATATGAATAAAATATTTAATGACATATTGTTTGTCTTCCCAATAATGCTGTATTATGCATTGGAAGCACTAATCGTTGGAATATTCATTATGGTTATATGGAAACTCTTCCTGAGTCAATATCTTGGTGAGATGGGATATTTACAAATAGTTGCGATTTACTGGATTGTTAAAATGTTACTGTTTGACGTATTTAAGTTATTAGCGGGTTTCCAGTCGTTAGGAAGTAAAATGGAGAAAGAAATGGAAGAAAATAACGAATCTGAAGAATAAAATCAATGAGATACACTAAAGCAACCCCCAGACTAACAGTTAAATTTGTTGACAGTGACACCAATGACATTCTTTTCGAAGTAAAGGATAGGACATGGATGAATATTGGTGAGATTCTAACCGATGGTGCTATTGACAGCATCATGAAGAACGAATGGAAAAATAAAAAGATGCCAGCCAATCTAATGATATTGGTTGTTGGGGAGTTCCAACTCGTATAATCGTTTTTTAATTAGAAACCGTTTAAGAAACCCGCACGTAAAAAAATGTGTATTTTTGTAACATTTTTGACGGGTTTTCGTATAATCACTGTAACAAATACATAACGAGATGAAAAAATTAATAGGATTATTCGCAGTTTTGCTTATCACCACAGGTGTTTTTGGACAGAAATTCATTCGAAGTCATTCATTTATCGAATCCACACCTACGGGAAACAACACTATTGAGGATGCCATTCATAGATGGAATGTCACTGATGGTGATTATGATTGGGTGGCTTATGTCCATTTCGTTCAGGACGACAGGTTATACTTATTGTCTTATGAACCCAATGAAAGGCGTATGTTTGGTGTTAATCGAGACATCTATCTCTACAGCAAAGACATTAATGATATCAACAGTCCTTGGGAAAAAGCATCTGATATCGTTATGACAAGCAACTGGATTAACATTCAGACTTACGATGAGGTCGATTTCTTTATATATAATGAGAAAAAGCACAACAGTAGTGTTGGGGAAGTTGTTGTTAAAGATGATTGTGTTGAGTTAACAATTGGTTATGATGTGATGACTAACGGAAGGGTTAGTATTAATGAAGCACCAATAACATTCACATTCAAACCAGTTGGTAATTATTTTTATACCGTAGATAATGATTAACGTAGTTCCATACAGTGAAACGAAGGGGAGCGAGAAATTCAAAACGTTTCTCGCCAAACCTTTCACATTTGATATGTTATATCCTGTGTTCGGTGAGAAGTCCGTAGAAACCCTCTTTGAAGACTGGCGTGGCAAAGACATGATGAACTGGTATAGATTTAATAATGATAACTATACCTTGGAATTCTATCCCACCTATTACACTTTGAAGAAAAATAAACCAGCAGACAGCATAAAATATATGTTGTCAATACCTGAAACAATTTCAGATTTTATTAATGATATAAATAGATTTGGGGTTCAACTCTACTGGACATCTTGGATTGACGAGAACTTTGAACCCAAGGAATATCTACACCGTGGCGAAATAAAAAATTACTTTACTGACCTACTCGCAAAGATGGGTAAGTCGCACGAATTACTATAATTCTTGCACATTTATTTACTTTTACCTATATTTGAACGACATGAAGAGACTGGACTGGAATCTGTGGAGTAATATTACATTTAAAACTCAAGGTTATCGTAAAAACTT